AGCGAAAAGCCAAGCGAAGGGCCAAGCGAAAATCGCCAGGAGCAATGCTTTACGCGCCGACCGCAACGCCATCGTGCGCGGCAACCTTGGCGCCGTCAACGTGTCGCGTATTGGGCGACAGTTCCAAGTATCGACCGGCAAGATGAGGGCGAACATAGCAAAGGCTGGCGTCGAGATAAGCGGCAGTCCGCTGGCCGCGCTGGTCGCCGAAACCGTGACCGGCGCTGTCGCCGAAATGACCGAGGCATTCAAGACCGACCGGGAGGTCGAGGGCTTTGAGTTCCAGGCGTATAACTTCCGCGCCAATGCAGCCGCCTACGAGGCGCAGGGCAAGAACGCCATGACCGCCGGGTTCTTGAATGCGGCCACGGCCATCGCCGGCGGTGCGTACATCGGAACGCAAGCTGGGTTGCTCAGGGCGCCTATTCCCGCCGCTGGGTCGGTGCCGATGGGAACCACCTTCGCAACCCCAGCCGGAACACCATTACTTTATTAGGGATGCGGCATGCCCAAATTTGAAATTACGCAACTTAGATCGCCGGCGGCGGGCCAGCCGCTCGGCTATCAGAGCAACCTGCCCGATGTGGGTGGCGCCGCGATAGCGAATGCTGTCGGGAATGTCGGCAATACCTTGTTCAAGATCGCCGAGAAGGCCATCGCCGCCGAAACGGCCGAGAGCGTAAGCACGGCGGTGGGTCAGGCGACAACGGAACTCGCCGCACTGGGTGCCGCCAAAGACCTCAAGACAATGGGCATCACCGAGGCGGTGCCGGAATACCAGCGCCGCGCCAAGGAACTATACGGCCGACTGTCCGGCGCGCTTTCGCCAGGCGCCAGGAACGCATTTAACCGGCAATGGTCGCAGATGGCGGCGCAAGCCGGCGTCACCTTCACCGGAAATGTTGTCAACCGGTCGATACAGGCGACCGACGGGCAGAATATTAAAAACCTCGATAAGCGCATCATCGCCGCTTCAAACGGGATATTCACGCTACGCAGTATGAGCGATGGCGAAGAGAGTGTCCGCCAAATTCAAGTCGCCGGCGTTATAGGGGCGCCGGTCGCCGAGAAGCGCATCATCGCGTTCCGCACCCGTTTTGCCAAACAGGCGATTGTAGGCGTGATCAATCGTAGCACCACCATCGACAGTTTGAATGGCATCAAGAACCTGTTGAAAGATGACGGCAAGGAACTAAAGGGAGACCTTTCCAAGCATTGGAAGTCTCTCGATGCCGAGGACCGGCGCACCATATACTCCAAGGCGCTGACCGACCTTGGCGTCTTGCAACGCGCCGAGACTAAGAGTGATGCTGCGAAGGAAAAAGCCGCCGATGATGACCGCATCAAGCTTGGTGGTAGAGTTATGATGGATGTGATGCAGGTTGCCGCCGATGAGGACGCCAATCCCGACGTTATCACTCGGGTGAAGACCTATACTTCTGATTGGTTCAGACAACAGATCGCAATTGGCAACATCAAACCGGCCACCGCCAAGGCGGCGATGACAATCATCCAGGGCATGGGTGACGCCCAGACAGACGGGCCGGCGGTCAACGATTTGACGCAACGCATCTATGCCATTGCCGACATGCCGCAACCCCAGCAGAAGGCGGCGCTAGATAGAGCGCGTGACGAGATCACAGACATGATCGCCGGGGGCCGGCGATCTCGCCTGGAGGTTGCCGACGCCACCCGGCTCAATGCCCTGATTACACAGATCGAAAAAGGGGGATTCAAGGAATCGCCGCAATTCAAGGCGCGGGCAGCTTTGTTAAATGCACTGGGCGTCGGTACGACGGCACGGCCCCGGAGGGGCCGTGACCCCGACCCACAGCAGGACATTCGCATCGAACGCGCCATGCGCGATTACGATAATCGGGTAACATTGTATAACGAAAGCCCATGGGTAGTCTATCAAGATATACTGGAACGGGCCGGCGCGGAATTGCCGCAACAGGACAGCTACCCATCGCTGCGTTTTGGACCACGCAAACTCATCTCCAAATATACTGATGAAGACTTCGAGCAGGTAACGCGGGACGCCACCCTATACCTCAAGCAAGGTCGCATCAAGCAAGGGGCGTGGAATGATATAATGAGACAAACTGCCGAAATCAAAATGATCAGGCTTCGACTTAACGCGATCAAGAATGCCAAGGGATCGGCCGAGGAAGACCCCGACGCCAAGGCGAAGCGTCTGAAGGAACTGATCAAGGCGCAGGACAAATAAGATGATGGAAGATCGATAGCATGGATGTAGCAGACCTGTACTTGGAAAGCCGTCGCCGCGCCAACGCCGTCAACACCGATGAGTGGACCGCCATAGAAGATGCCGGCATGGACCCCGGCGATGCCCTGTTCGATACGCCGGTCTACGATAAAATTGAAAAGCGTATCGTCGGCAACCGGCTACAGCATGTCGGCATCGGCAACGATGACGCCGAGGGCGAGGCGATCCTTATGGAAGAGGATGCGCCGGCGGATACCGTACCCGCGCCCACAGATGCCGTACATACATCTACCATCGACCCACAAACCGGTAAGTCAGTAGTCTCGCTACCTATACCTATGGGGGCTGGTGCCGGGCGTGATGCGGCTATAGAACAGCCGGGTATAATCTCTCAATTTGGTGACTTCGCGAATACCGTTTTCACCACCATCGGCGACCTACCTGATGCGCTAATCAGGGGTATTTTCAAGGGTGGCGCTGAAGCGGTACATGCTTTCGGGTTGCTTGATGATGACCAGATCGCCAAGGTCAGAGAAGCTGCCAAGTTCTCCAGAGGTCTTGTTGAGAAAGAGGGCGTTAACCCTATCGTTTCCGGTCTTGTTGAGGACATCTCCGCTATCGCTGCGCCAGCGATACCTATCTTTAGGGGTCTGCAAGCCTTGGGGTTGGCGAGGGGGGCAGCAATTATCATCGCCGAGGGACTGGGCGATGCTCTAGGCACTAATCCTGATGATCCGGCTTTAGCAAATATGCTGCAAGATATGATTGGCGAAGATGGTGAAGGGGTATTAACCGAAACCTTGAAGATACTGGCAACCGACCCTAACGATCCAGAGATCATAAACCGGGCGAGAAGGTTTGCCGAAGGCGCCGGCATCGGACTCGCATTTGAGGGCATCATCAAGGCGATACAGAAATCGCCGGGAACCATCGCAGCCATGAAGCAACGCTGGGCCGAGGGGAGGTCGCCTATCTCGGTCGGCGGATCGATTGAGGATGTTAGCGGCGGGCCGGTACTGCCGCCGGCTGGTGGGGTGACGCCGGCTGGTGGTGAAATTATTCCGCCCGGTAAGTTTACCGAATATGATGTGATTGTTGAGGACACCGGGCCAGCCGGCAATGTGGTCATGGCTAAGAAAAGAGTTTCTGCGTCTTCCCCAGAAGAGGCAATCGCCAAGGTTGAACAAGAGGGGTCATTCAAAACAGAGGTTATTGATCCAGACACCGGCAGAAGTGAAATTATTGATGTAAATGTTAGTGGTATCTCTAATGATCCCGTCGGATTTGTCCAGGCTCAACCTGTCTTCGGTCAGCGGGCGTCGGCGCCAGATATTGAATTGCCTCCGCTAAACACGTTCATCAAGCTGCCCAGAAGAAAGTCGATTCGACCGACTGACAGTGAGATGGGCATCATCCAGACCATCGCCTCGACACCGGAAGAAGCACAGCTTGCCGTTGATACCATCGCCCGCATCCGAGGCAATTACCCGATTGGCACAAGCAAAGATAAGTTTATGGACATCGAGGTAACCGGCGGGAAATTTGAGGATGGCGAGTTTATCCCAAAGATAAGGGAACAGGCATACGCATTTGCGAAACGGCCAGAAGGCGTCAGTCCCAAGCAATGGCAAACCAAGATCGCCAACAGCATGGTGACGGATGTCAGGAAAGTGGTGGATCGCGCCAACGCCGGCGATGCTACTGCTATCAAGATATTAGCCGAGGCGCGCTGGTATCGCGACATGAAGGTTCGGCTGCGAACCGAGTTTGGCGGGTTGGGGGATATATTTGCTGACCTATTAGGAGCCACTTCCGCGCAGACCAATGTTAAGGCAAACTTTGCCAATGCCCAGGAAATATTGCGGCGGTTTACACGCGGCGAGTTTGATGGCGAGATAGCGGCGTGGGAAGCCCGCAAGGCAAGTGGCGAAAGCATGAACCCAACCCTGTTACAGCAATTGCATAAGGCTGGCGAGTTCACATTAATCACCAACGCTGCTGGCAAGCTGTTTAATTCTAACAGCCCTGCATCGATGAAGGCATTGTTGGATACATTCCGCGACATCAAGAAAGGCGTTTCACCCAAGACACCAAATTTTGTCACCAACCTGATCGGGTATAGGCACGATGCTACCATTGATGTTTGGGCTGGTCGGTATATCCGCAACAAGGCCGGCTTGCCCTATATTCCGCCAGCCGCCGAGAAGGCTGTTTCTGGTCAACACCTGACGGGATCGACCATGGACAATCCTAGAATCGGTGCCGAGTTCGGATTCGGACAAGGGGTGTTTGGGGAAGCGGTTGGCAAGTTAAATAAGAGCGGCGTGGTCAAAAACTATGACCCGTCTATCGGTGACATGGGCGCTGATGATTTACAGGCTGTTGTCTGGTTCATGGAAAAAGAGAAGTGGACAAAGAACGGTTGGACCACAAAAGCTGGCGAAGGCGGCTCGTTGGACTACGAGGCTTCCTTGGCTGGCGCTGCCGACCAAAGCCAGGTTGAAACCCTGCGCGGCCAAGCGACGGCTACATTCAAACCGCCGGCGCGGCGGAAGAAAGAGACAGCCGCCGAATATGATCAGAGGGTTCAAGAGGCGCGCTCCATCCATGGCATAAGGGTTCGCAGCGCGGAGCGGGGTGTGGAAGAAATCGCCGCGCCCCTTGAAAGGACCGTGCTTGGTGTTTCCGGCGAACGTCCTGGGAAAATACCATCGAACTATGAGCAAGCCGAGATCGCTGCCGAGTTTGATGATGTGTTACGGAACGACAGCAGCGTGACCGCCTACAAGGCGACAAGCACCATTGGTAGGTTCGCTGGCAAAAGTGAGCGGGCGCTGGATGTCGAAATTATCACCCGGCAAAACTTTGACCCGGCACCGCTAAAGAAGCGTTTGGTCGAAGTGGGGATTGATAAAGATCAAGACGCGGTGTTCATATCCAAGGTGATCGTTGACCCCAAGCCGGAACAGAAAGTAAACCCTGGCTTGGAAATGTATTTTTCGCGTAAGAAAAAAGAACAATTTGTCCAAGACCTTTCCGAGGAACTAAGAAAACGTGGGATAGACGGGTTCACATATATTACTGATGCCCGACAGGCAGACCGTATCAATGTTCAAGCGGTTGCCGGCGGCGCCGACACTGCCAGCCTTACCGGTATAAGAATACAATACATCCCAGAATTTGATAGCGCCCCATCGGCAGCAAGGCGACAGGAGATGGAAGACATCTTTGATGATCTGGTAGAAGAATATGGCAAGAGGGGTGACATTTCTTCTGCGAATACTGTATATTACGAGACAGAAGTATTTCGTCGGGCAACCGGGACCGGTTGGATGTCGGGAGGGCAGACTTATGACGAGTATCTTGGAAAGTAGGTTGGCGCGGGCAGTGTCCCGTCACGGGGAAAAAAGTTTTGTGGCGCAGCAGATTCGCGACCAAATCCATGCCCAGCAGACCGGCAAGTCTGCCGAGGATTTATATGTAACGGGCAGCGTTAAGCGCCCGCAAAAGGAACCGTCGCCAAATGGCACTTGACCCAACCGCCTTAACCCCAGAACAAACCCCGGCTGATTTATCACCGGGGTTTTTTGATGGCGCCGGTGACGATGTCCTCATCGGTAGCACCGGTGTCGATACCGTGTCCGATGCGCCTGATGGGGCCACCATTCCGCCGGAAGGCACCGAGGTCGCACTTGGGCTTGGCAATATAATCAAGGCTGTCGGTGGGGCCACGAAAAAGGTGAAGGAAGCCGAAAAGAAAGGCGAGACCTTCAAGCGGACGGGCCGGCCGGAAGATGAACCCCTACCCGATTTGAAAGGCGGCGAAGAGCCAACCGGCGTGGCGCCGGATGCAGACCAGATGCCGGGACCGGAGACTTCAGCATCCGATGCAGAGGAATATTTCCGCAAGCAAGATGGGCGCCCTCCGCAAGAGGTTCCGAAAGAAGTTCAAGTACAGGTCAGCGGTCCCAAGATTACCGAGGTCATGGAGGAATACAAGCGGTTCACCACCGATACACCGTTTTCTGCCCTGGATGATTTCAACGCCGCCCGCTTGGATACGGATCAGGATGTGATGGCGGTCATTGCCGCGCATTCCAAGGTCTACGCCAAGGAAATGACAGACGCCACCGGCGGCGTGATACAGCACAAGGTCTCCCGCCACATGGCCGACCTGATCGGTGCCAAAAAGAGCCAATTGATGCAGAAACTTCTCGGTGGTGAAATTCTTCACGGCAAACAGCCGGGTGAAATAGCCGCCAACATGCTTGCCGCCCGTGACCTGCTGGTCTGGTCGGCGCAGAAGGTCGATGAACTGGCGAAGCTTGTTCACACCGGCAATGCCGATGATCTGATAAAGGTCGGCTTCGACACGGTTGAGGAAGCGGCGGTTGCCATGAACCGCCAGGCGGCGCTCCATGTCGCCATCCAGGCCAAGGTCAAGGGCGCCACGACCGAGATCGCCAGGACGCAATCAGCGCAGAGAATTGCCGCCCGTGGTGATCCTTTACGCGACCAGAATATTGCCGCCATGTTGGAGGGCGGCGGTGGCTTGGAGTTCGCCAAGAAAAAGGCAGCATATTATTTGTCGATGGAAGACCCAGTACAAAGAGCGAAATTCCTACGCCGGTCGAAGACCGCCAAGACCGCGGATGCATTGTACGAGGCGTGGGTCAACGCACTGTTGTCGAACCCCGTCACACATATGGTTAATCTGATCGGCAATTTCTTCCACATGACCGGACAGGTCGTAGTACGCGGCACCGCTGCCGCATTTGCCAGAGCGCGTCGAGCCAGGACCGGGGAGAACAACGGGGTCCAGAGCGGTGAAGGCACGGCGATGACATTCGCCATCTGGATGGCAATGCGGGACGCAAGGCAATTGGCCGGCAAGGTCTTCAAAGACCCGTCCGGTGAGATCATGGCGAAGGTCGAGCCGGGCATAAAACTTCGGCAGAACTCGTTCTCGGCGGAAGGCTTTGAGGCCAGCGGCATGTGGGGCCATGCATTTGATCTCGCCGGCACCCTGCTGACGATGGGGCGGGCATCGACCAGAGGGCTTGCCGCCGGCGATGTGTTCTTCAAGGTGCTGGGCCAGCGAATGGAAATATATGCGCGGGCGTATCGGGAGACCGCGCTGGAATTTGGCGACACTGCCGCCAGCCGGATGGACGAGTTCTCCGAGGCGCTGGCCGACCGCATGGCGAACCCGACGGCGGCGACACAAGAGGCGGCGTTCGACTTCGGCCGATATGTTACTTTCACCAGTCAACTGGGTTCATTCGGCTCGGCCGCACAAACCATCGCAGCGAACGGATTCATCCGCTGGTTCGTTCCTTTTTTGAGGACGCCCGCGAACATTATTAAGACCTCCTGGGAATACACGCCCATGCATATGGCGGGCGAAAGGTTCAGGACTGCCCTCGCCCAAGGCGGCGCGGCGGCTGACCTGGCGAGGGCGCGGGTTGCGCTCGGGACAGCGACCATGGTCGGCGTGGCCTCGTTGGCTCGGGCCGGTTTCATCACCGGCGGCGGGCCGTCCGACGCCAAGCTTCGCGAAAATTTGACGCGACAGGGATGGCAACCGTACAGCATCAAGATCGGCGACAGATATTATTCGTACAAGCGGATCGAGCCGTTCGCCACGGTCATTGGCATTGCCGCCGACCTTGCCGCCATCGGGGGTCAGGTACACGACACCGGCAAGTACGATAAGGTGGTTGCAGCCCTTGCCGTGGCGCTGGCGAAGAACGTCACCAGCAAGACTTATATGGAGGGCTTCAGCAAATTGATCGACGTGATCCAGAACCCGGATCGCTACGGGCAAGCCGCCATTGAGAATTTCATGCGAACAATAATGCCGCGCATCGGCGCCAACATCGAGCGGCAATTCGACCCGGAACTTAGGTACACGCGGAGCTTGCTTGATGCTCTGATACAAGATGTTCCCGGCTGGTCATCGACACTCAAACCAAAGGTGGACCTGTGGGGCCGGCACGTTGTCTACGAAACCGGACCCTACGGCACCGGCATGGTCAATCCTATTTATACGTCTACCGAGAAACCCAACCCGGTGGACGCCGAAATGGACCGCTTACAATTTGGGATGGATGTTCCCGGCGAACTGATACCCACCTTAACGACCGACGTAAGGTTGCGGTCGGATCAACTTTATGACTACCGGGTCAAGGCCGGCCAGTTCAGCTTGGCCCGCGCCAAGGCCGAATTGCTGACCGAAGAATACAGAATGACCAAGTCCGACGAATACAAAAAAATACTACTGCACCAAGCCATCATGGATGGGCGCAAGGACGCCCAGGATTGGCTACTCGATAAAGAATGGACATCGAGCGGGAGAGGGATGTTTCAATACCCGGCAAAAATCCTGGGGGAGCCTAGCAAACATGCGGATGCGCTGAACAAATTGATCGGCATGATCCTTGATGACCGTGAACAGAGGTTAGAACAATGACAGTTACAGCAACCGCGAATACCGCCAGCTTCACAGGCGATGCGTCCACGACCGAGTTCGCGACGGGGTTCGCCTTTCAAGGTACAGGTTCCACGTCGGAACTGACCGTGGTCGAGCGTGTCATCGCGACGGGTGCCGAAACCACGAAAAGTTATACGAGTCACTATACCGTGACCGGCGGCAATGGCAGCACCGGCACGGTCATCGCCGCATCGGCGCCGGCCACGACCGTCGAGTGGCATCTTCGGCGGAATACCACGAAAAAACAAACAACCGATTATATCACCAACGATCCGTTCGCCGCCGATACGCATGAAACGGCGTTAGATCGCGGCATTATGATAAGCAACGAATTGCAGTCTGTTCTGGATCGGTGTATCAAATTTCCAGAGACCGATGCGTCCGCGTTGACAACGACGTTTGCAAGCTCGGTGGATCGTGCCAACAAGAATATGGGCTTCGACAGCAACGGCAACGTGGAACTGACCACCACAATCGGCGATTGGAAAGGCGCGTGGACTACCACAACGGCGTATGTGTTGAACGATATTGTTAGTAGTTCTGGCAGTTCATATATCTGCATCGTCGCGCATACGTCAGGAACATTTGCTACGGACCTGACTGCCTCCAAGTGGGAACTGGTTGCACAGAAAGGTGACACCGGCGCCGCCGGCAGCGGCGATATGTCCGATCTTGTTGACGATACCAGCCCACAACTCGGCGGTCATCTCGACGTTAATGGTCAGGTCATCGGTGACGGCACCCGCGAATTGCTGACCTTCACGGAAGACGGCAGTGCAGTCAACCATGTCAACATAGAGAACCAAGCCACGGGGGGTGGTCCAATCCTGCGCTCGGCAGGTGATGATAGCAACATTGATCTAAACCTTGAAAGCAAGGGAACCGGCCTGATCCATATGAGCGATCTGGTCCGCTTCAACGTCGGCGCCGATGTCGCCAGCACTACCGCATTACCCTTGTTGAAAGACGGTTCCTTCATAGACGTGACTGGCACCACGACCGTTACCTCATTTGCCTCGACTGGCATTGGCTCGATGATTTGTATTCAGTTCGATGCCGCATTGGTTTTGACACATCATTCTACTGATTTGATCTTGCCTGGCGCTGCCAACATTACAACCGCTGCGGGTGACGTCGGACTATTCTATGAATATGCCAGTAGTGATTATCGGTGTATATCTTACCAAGTTGCTGCGACCGCTCCGGGTGCTGGCGGTGGTGGTGATTTTCTTCTTTATGAAAATCGAGATGGGGCGACCACATACGCCGTGGGCGCATGGAGAACTTTTCAACTCACAACAGAGGTTGCAGACAGTGGCGGCGACGGCGCCCTATCGTCCAGTGTCATCGCTCTTGGGGCTGGAACTTATCGCGCACATTGGATGCTTCAGGTAATGAATGGGTCGGGGGTGCAACAGGCTCACTCTCGTTTATACAATACCTCCGACAGTTCGACGCTAGGTATGGGGTCTTATGTTCGTCTGGCTTCAGACGAAACCGCCCCCTCAGTCGGAGTGGCCCGATTTACGCTGGGATCGACTAAAAATATAGAATTGCAGATTTACACACAAAACCAAACTGGCAGCATCCCCGCCGAAAGCAGCGTAACAGGTGAAGTTGATCTAGGCGGTTTCGTTTACCTGGAGAAAGAATAATGGCTTTACTATTTAATCAGCTTGCTCCTATGGCTATTGGTTTAATCCTTGATGTCCCTGTTCTTTATCGGAATGCTAGTTCGTATGAGACACTGGTCGCAACATGGGAAGACCGGCGACCCATTCCAACCGAGGCTGCGATTCTGGCTAAAGAGTCGGAGGTCCAAGCCACTATTGATTTGGAGGTAGTCCATAGGGAGCGCCGCGATGCCTACGGTAACATCGGCGCAGAACTCGACATGTTGTATTGGGACCAAGTCAACGATACTACTACATTCAAAGATCACGTTGCGGCTGTGAAGGCCGCGCATCCGAAACCTTAACGTCATGCTTGAGACGCTCCTCCAAGACTGGCGCTTTTTGCTGGTGGTGGCAGGGATGGCCGCCGCCATCGGTGAGGGCCGCTTCAAGCTATCTCGGTGCCTTGCAGCAACCGATTCGCTGTTGGCTGATAAGCTCGCCGCCGCCACCATCGCTGCCGACATCAAAAACATGGCCGAGGATTTGCGCGAACTCAAGGCCGGCGTCCAAGCGTTCTCGCTCAAATATGACACTGGCACGGCCAGACTGTGGTCCCAGTTGGAAGAATTATCAATAGACACTAAAGAGAGGCTTGCCAAGATCGAGGGTCAGATAAATTAATGGCCCGGATTTATACGGCTGACCATGTAGATGTGGTGATGGCGAAGCTTTTGTGTGAGACCATGAGCCAGGACGAAATCGCCGAAACCATGGGCATCAACAGGTCCAAGGTTCAGCGCCTGTTGCGGGTGCCTGATGCGCCGCCGCCCGCCCCTACCCTGCCGGTGTTCCCTGACGAAGATATCGAGGCCGAGGAAATCCTCGACCACATGGAGCATCGGTTTGAGAAGCGGCTGGAACATGACGCCGCGGTAAAGTGGTTCAGCATCAGGATGCCGACTAACGAGCCGATGGGCCTCACGTTTGTTGGCGATCCGCACATCGGCGACAACGGCTGCAACATCAAGCTTCTGCGCGAGGATTGCCATACCATGGCGACCGTGCCGGGGATACAAGCCGTCAATTTGGGCGACACCGCCAATAATTGGGGCGGCTATCTTGTAAAACTTTACGCGGAACAGGATACCTCTCGCGAAACAGAGCGCCGCCTGGCGCGGTGGTTCTTGGAAGAGAGCGGCGTGCCGTGGGTCATCTGGTTGATGGGAAACCATGAGATGATGGACAGCGAGTTCGGCACATACCTAAAGACATTGAACGCCCATCAGATACCAATGTTGGATTGGCGAGCGCAGTTTAAGTTGGTGTTCCCGAATAAGAAAGAGGCGCGCATCGACGCGGCGCACAACCACAAAGGCACCAGCATTTATAATAAATTGCACGGCCAAAAGCGTGCGGCGCTGTGGGAAGAGAACGCCGACGTATATGTCGCCGGCCACCACCATAACTGCGCCATCACCCAGGAAGAATTGGATGACGGCAGGTGGGTAACAATGATGCGGGCGCGTGGCTACAAGTGGATCGATGCTTGGGCGGCGATCCACCAGTTTCGAGACAACCGGCACGGTGCATCCATCATGCTGGTCATCGATCCCAAGGCCGAAAGCCAAACGGAATTTATCCATCCATTCGCCGACATCAAGACCGGCGCCCGGTATCTAACCTATCTTAGGAGTAAATGAATTGTTGACACTTCTCGGATCACTGCTGGGCTTTGGAACATCGTTCATGCCCAAGGTGATGGAATATTTCCAAGACAAGTCCGACAAGGTGCATGAGCTTCAGATAATGAAGGCCCAAGCCGAGGTGAAACTGGACCAGACCGCCATCGAAGCCAACATACGCGAGATCGAGGCGGTTCATAAAGAGCATGCCAGCGTGGTCCGCAAGGCATCGAAGTTCTTCATCAACCTTTCATCAAGCGTGCGGCCGATAGTCACTTACTTGTTCGTCATCGAGTGGTGCATCATCACATACGCGATCGCGTTCCTGTTGATACGCCAGGACGGCGTCACCATCGACGCCCTGCGCCAGATACTCGATGAGGATTTCATGGCAATTTTCGCCGCCATAATCTCGTTCTGGTTCGGCGACCGTAGGTTCGGTCGAAATGCGAACAAATGATGCTGGACTTCACATCATCAAAGTTTGCGAAGGTTTCCGCCGTCGACCGTATTTTGATGTTGGGGGCGTTGTTACTGTGGGCCATGGCACTACCCGTGGCTGGGATAATCGACCTCTCACGATGGACATGGCGCCGATTACGCGGGCCGATGCAGAGGCTTTTCTTGAGCGCGATGTCGTGGCTACGGAAAACTTTGTCTCGCGTCTGGTCAAAGTGGGTCTGAATGAAAACGAGTATAGCGCACTGGTATCGTTCACCTACAACGTGGGCGCCGGCAACCTGCAACGATCAACACTCCGCATGAAACTTAACCGTGGGCATCGGCTCGATGCAGCCGATGAATTTCCAAAGTGGCGCCGCGCCAACGGGCGTATTTACCGTGGGCTTGTTCGCCGCCGATCCATGGAGCGGGAGTTGTTTCTCGATGAAACTTTTGACGATATTAGCCGCCCTGTTAATTAGTGGTTGCGTATCGGTTGCCGATCCCACCAAGCCAGAAATGGAAATGGAAACTGTCGAGGACGCGATCAAGGACACTCTCCCTGCCTTCATTCCCACTAGGTTCGTCTGCGAAGACAAAGATGACATGATCAGGTTCGTCAATATCGATATGTTCAAGGAGGGCAGGACCGGTGAACAGCACACCGCTGAATTAAGAAATTTGGTGTCCAGAATACCCACTTGCAAAATACTTCGGCGCATCTTCTTTTTGGTTCCATTCGCACGGGTGCTGCGCTACACAGATCAGGCCGGTTTAGCCAGTGCTGTCTATCAAGTTTATGTCGGCAATAGCTTTGGCTATGTTGTCGCCATTGATCCCAAGGGCAAGAAAAAAAACATGGGGTTCAAAATATAAAGACGCCCGGACGCTGGAGGTCAGGCTCTATTTATTATGAAAATCACGATTGTGATAATGATCAGCGCAATTGTGGCGACATCGCGTGTTTTCATGTTGATAGCTCCTTCAACTTGTTGAACCGCGCCGAGACCAGCGGGGCATGATACTCCGAATTGTCTTCGTGATGTGGATGGCGTCGGCGAAAAACCTGCCAAGCATCGTGCGCCTGGAAATATGACTTCGACGCCGCCGCGATCTGGCGCAGCCGCGGAACTTCTGTGTCAACGTCTGCGACGATGGCGATGGTCCTGGCCCGGTGGGGCAACCGTATTATATACCCGCGGTTCTCAAGGGCGGTCACCAGCCGATAGGCGCCACTCTTCGATGCCAGCCCCAGCCCATCCATGATATCCAAATAGCTAGGTGCGTTGCAATTGGTCGCAAGATACCCCTTGATGAACTCCAGGCACCGGCTCTGCTGCTTGGTCAGGCCCGCTTTCATTCCCCCGACTCCTTCGCCTTGGCACTCAGCATGCTGATCACCCGCCTGTAGTCCTTGGCAAGCTGTTCCGCCTTCGCCGGGGCTTCATCCTTGATGCGGTCAATCGTATCGTCATTCAATTTCTTGAACTCGGCGATGTCATGCCGGCGAACTTTAAATTTCCGCACCTCATCGTCGGCGATCGACAATACCACGTCGGTAAACGTCCCAATCCATTCCGAAACAGACCCACAGATGTCGATATGCGGATCACCCTCGCCGTCATTGGGCATGATCAACTCCCACGCCGGGGCATCTGGGTCCATTTCCTCTAGGGCCGGCTCAGAGGACGCCTCAAGCGTTTGCGTATCTTCCGGCACCGTGGGGCCATCAACCACCTCTGAAGCCTCTGTGGCCTCAACCTCGCCGGCCTTTTTCCCCGGTTTCGGCGCCGCAATGGCGTCGAGCGGGTTCGCCGGCGTGACATCCTTATATTTATTATTACTTGGGATATCTTCCGCCTCTTCGCGGCTAATGATGCCCTTCAATGCGTCGGGGAACGCATCGCGAAGGGCGAAACCCCGCGCCCGCATCGCCAGCATCCGATCGGGGTATTGGGTCCATGGGCCGCGCTTGCCCCACAGTAGCGCCCGCTTGGCCCTGCCGACGCTGAAGGTCCGCGTGGTGACAACGTCCCTGCCCTTTACCACCCGCACGACCGTGCAGGTGGCTTCTTCGCCTTCCACGCTTTCTTGATGCCCACCATATTCCGCGTGGGCGCAGACCAGCGCCAGCATGCCGTCGCCATATATGCATGGCTTGCCGTTAATTACGGCAATGCTTTGCAAGGCTTGCATCGGCGGAAGGCCGATTTCGGACCCCATCTGCACAGCGACAAGGATGTCGCCGGGTTTATTCTTGAACGCCGCCGGCACCATTGATGATGATGCCAGGACTTCACTGAACTTGACGGCGCCTTCGAACGTGGTCGGCGTCAGCATGCCGGTGGTTGCTGGAATACCCATCATGCCACCTCCTTCACTGTAACCGTTTTGGAACGGACAGTCTTAGCCGCCTTGGCCGGCGTTGTCTTTTCCGGCTGCGCCTTCATGTTTCGCATCCCCCACTTTATTTCGTAACCGCCGCACTTCGCGAGGGCATGGTTTCCCATATATGACTGAATCGCCAAGTTTGCGTCAGCGATCACCTGTTCACACGTTTTGATTGCTTCCTTAGAAGTTACTATGGCCTTGGCGAAGGTCGCGCATTCTGCTTCAAGGATAATAGGAACCTCTTCATCAGCCTCTGGGTACAGCAGCAGCGCATCGCCGGGGTGGGACTGTTCCAGATCGTACCATTCGCCCGTCTTGAGGCGCTGGTCGAAATCCAGCACCGCTTCCGAGATGGCGGCGACGGTGCCAGGGTGCGGGGCGAACAGGAATATCCGCATTTCGATTCCGCCATACAGGACGCACAACGCTGCCCATTTGAACCCGGAACACATCATCTGACCCTGCGCCTGGATGGGGCCGCGATGCAGCGCCGGCACGTCTTCCGGCCTGACCGAGGTCACCTTGTTTTCGATGCAGCCACAGCCGTCCAGGGTAATGATGTCAGCGCCGACCACATAGATGCCGGCGTCGGGATCGGTGACGAACGTCACCGGCTTCTTGAACTCGCCGACCGCGTCGAGCGATGCTTGCAACGGCAGTTCCGGGTGGATGTAAGGCTCGGTGATCTCGGTCACCAGCCTGTCCACTCCAAGCCGTGCGCTGGCGGTCCCGATGCAGACCGGTTCTAGGCGGTTACCCCATCCGGTCGCCTCGTTCCCGGCCCAAGGTTCAAGGGTTCCGGCGATGGCATCCTTTGAATATTGGAGTTCCTCGTTGCGCGATTTGTATGGCGAATGTCCCAATAGTGCGGGCAAGCGCGATGCACTCATCTGTTTATCGTCCGTTACTTTTCCAACCATTTCATAGCTCCTGTCGTATGTAATTTTGGGTTTGTGTCAGCGGGTTTGACGCCGCCATTTCGTTCAACCGACTTGACACCAGACGATGGCGTTCCGGCCCGATGAATTGGGCCGGCGGACGCCAGTGTCTTTGATCTTGCAAAGCTTGTTGAGTTCCGTGATGCGCGGCCGAATGGTGAGTATGCTTTCCCCCAACCGGTCGGCGATTTCGTCGGCGGTAAAGCCACCGTGATCAAGCACCCGTAGGCACTTTTCGCGCAGCGTGCTGACCCGCGGCCGTACTTGTTCTGCGGCGTCGATTGATGTATCAACGGGCGCCGCACCCGGCCCTGCCGGGTATCGGTCAAAGAGGTCCATGATCAGACCTCAAAAACCGAGAACAGCAACAGCGCCGCCGTCAAGGCGATAAAAATCAACGCTGCTGCCAGGATTGAACCCCAGACCCAATTCACAAATTGTATGATTGGCTCTGTTCTATCCTCACTATAAATTATGCGACAATGTTTCATGCTTCCGCTCCTTCCAGTTAAGTCTCATGTGGCTCCTCACCACTTGTCTAGCCGGCTGTCGGTTTCTTCTGCCAGCCACTTCATATCGCCGTCCGCATAAGCTTTCAGCACCTGATTGGCGCCATATACGGTGACGCGGGCGTCGAACATTTTGTTCACGTTGGTCTGCCTTTTGCGGCCGGCGATCTCGTCCAATACCTGCGCCAGTTCCATCAGGACGTTGGCGGCATTTCGGACGTGGTCGGTGTGTAATAACGGTATCGCCAGCCGTGCGCCAGATGTTCCCATCAGTCGCAGTGCGCGGAGTTGCTCCTTTTGCGAACTAAGCATAAACCTGTTTTCTGTGCGTGGCATTCCCTGTTCTCCGTTTTTATATGGTGGCGCTCGTTTACCCGGCGCCGCCCTCATATGCCGTTTGGAACATTAACAGAACAGACGGCTTGCGTAAATACCGCGATGCGCTGTTCTGGTTGTTCTCTTATCATTCCCGTCACCCCCTACCCCTTCCGGTCTAAAATGGACTTGACTTGTTGCGGGTGCCAGTCGGCGCGGCCGGTCGATGTCTTGATCCCACGGGCATGCAGTGCGGTGGCGATCTCGCGCAGGGTTTTCAAGCCAGCGGCTTGTATCTGTTCGATGATGGGCAGCGTGTTGTCCGCGAACTGCTGGGCGATAGCCGATTGCGTGGCGTGGCCGTTGTGGCCCATGTCGCGGAGGATGGCATCGTTCTGCTGGCCGAGGCGGTCGATTTTCTTGCCGGCCTTGGTGACGCCCTTTTTTTTGAGCGCCGCCAGCGCCGCCTTGGTGCGCTTGGAAATGTCGATGCGCTCCTGTTCGGCGACCGCCGCCAGGATGTGCAGGGTAAAATTGTTCACCGCCGGCTGGTCGGCCACGACGAGGTTGATCTTGCTCTCCATCAGGTTGGCGATGAAGGCGAGGTTCCGGCCCAGCCGGTCCAATTTGGCGACTACCAGCGTGGCTTTTTTCTTTTTGCAGAGGGCGATGGCGGCGGCGAGTTGCGGCCGGTCGTTTTTCTTGCCGCTCTCGACCTCGACAAACTCGCCAATCATGTCCCAGTTGCCGCCATTGAGCCATTGGGTGACGGTGGCGCGCTGGGCGTCCATACCGAGGCCGGTGGCGCCCTGTTTCAAGGTGGAGACACGGTAGTAGGCGACATATTTGCCGGTGTGTTCGATGCCTGATGCATATTGGTCTGACATTACGCTTCTCCGTTTAATTGTGCGGTGGCCTTCTCGACCGTGACTATTTCGTGGTGGTGAACTATGAAATTGCCACAGCCACCGAAACGAACTGTCGGCTTGTCATCGTCGCCCCAGAAACCGTTCACCTTCCGCCAGACCTTGCTATCGCACCATCTGGTGACGGCGCGGAATTGAATGCGGTCACCAATGTCGAGACTATCAATTTCATGGACCCGAAAAAAATAATTAGTCATCTGTTTTCTCCCAATTGGTTTATCTACCCCGAAAGCCCCCGCTAATTTAATAGCCGGGGGCTGGGGGCATATAATTATGTGACTAAATGTCGTGCCACTCGTTAATCCATTCGACAGCTTTTTGTTCAGTGGCAAACCAATCTTGTGTGCCGTCGCCTAAGAACTGGACGTTCCATCCCTCACCGTCTCGGATAGCTTCGAAACCCGGCACGTCGATGACCCAGTTTCCTTTATCGACGGCGCCACAGCCGGGGCATTCGAGTGCAACCCAAGAAAAATGGTAAACGGTGACCTCGTGCAAGCAATCTGGGCAATGAATTACCTTGCCGGTTTTGCTGGCCCTAGTGTTGTTGTTGACTGTCAGGGTTTTGAGTTTCTTGGCCATCTGTTTTCTCCGTTGTTTCTGTTTAATTACCCATTTCGTTCTGGGTTGACGATGTATATATAGTCGATGTATATCTTGCTTGTCAACATGGCAGAGCAAGTTTTTTGAAAAAAAATACCCCATTGAACAAAACGCCTTATTTTCTGCGCCTTGAGCCGTCGTTAATTGAAGGCGCGCAGATGATTTCAAAGCGTGAAGGCGTGACGGTGACCAGCATCATCGAGGATGCGCTTGAGGTTCACTTGCGCGACCGGATCAAGGCGCACCTTCGGTCGATGGACGCATGAATGCTGACCGTCCTAGACCTGTTCAGCGGCATCGGCGGGTTCAGTCTCGGCCTGGAAATGGCGGGCGGTTTCCGCACCGTGGCGTTCTGCGAAAACGATCCGTATGCGCGCCAGGTCTTAGCCAAGCATTGGCCGGATGTCCCGCAATATGACGATGTCAGAACCCTCGATGCAGATGGATATAGAGGCGTGGATTGCATCGTCGGAGGACCGCCCTGCCAGCCATGGTCACAGGCCGGGAAGCAGCAAGGCGTTGAAGATGACCGCGATCTCTGGCCGGAAATGCATCGAATTATTGCCACTGATAAACCTAGGTGGGCCGTTGTCGAGAATGTGCGCGGCTTTTTTGCAGACCCCTTGGGCGGCGACCAATGCATCGCTGACTTGGAAGACAGCGGCTACACCGTGCAGCCGTTTATTGTTCCTGCTATCGGCGTCGATGCGCCCCACCGACGCTACAGAGCGTTCGTGGTGGGCCACCTTGGCGGCCCAGTGAACCCGACGTGGGCCGAGTGGCTTATGGGATACCCAGCCGGGTGGACAGACTTAAATGTCTCGGAAACGCCGTCGTGCCGCAAGTCGTTGCCGCCATCGGCAGAGCAATCCTAGAGGCGGATGCATGAGACGCCCCCTTGCCGATTTCACCATCGATGGTCCGCCCGTTGCCAAGGGCCGGCCCCGTTTTGCCCGCGGCCGTACATATACGCCGGCGAAGACCGCCGCCGCCGAGGAACGCATCCGCAATCTGGTGGCGCTGGAGTTCCACGACGACCCGACCACCAAGCCAATCAACGTCATGCTGTCGTTCGGGATGGAAATCCCAAAGTCGTGGAAGAAGGGGAAGAAGGAAGATGCGTTGCAGGGTTGGGTGCCGCACATTTCGACCCCGGATTTAGATAATCTTGTCAAATTGGTCACCGACGCGCTGAACGGCGTCGTCTACAAAGACGATAGCCAGATCGTGCGCCTCGACGCGGCCAAATTGTACCTGCCGGTGCCGGCGACGATCATAACGGTCTTCCCTTATGACTAGCGGCGTGAAATACGACGCGGCCAAGCCGCGGATCGGCGCCATGATGGCGGACTTTGCGGGCGCCCTGACGGCCGTCGCCGCGGTCTGGACCCATGGCGCCGACAAATATGCGGCCGGTAATTGGCGGTATGTGGATGGGAAACTGGCGCGCTACACCGATGCGATGCAGCGGCACCTGCTGGCCGAATTGGCCGGCGAGGCCGACGATCCCGGCAGCGCCCTGCCCCATGCGGCGCATGTCGCCTGGAACGCCTTGTGCCGATTGCAAATTATTTTAGAGGCAGCGCCGGGTCCAGCGGAACCACCGCCGGGGGTAACGGTTCCGTCAGGCGAAGCGGGCGGCTTGGCGGTTTCTTTTCCTTTCCCGCCAAGCCGCGCCCGTTCGGGACGCAACAACAATGACACCTGAAGAGGCAAACCGATATGCGAACGAAGTCGCCGCCGAGGGCATCGGCAAATATTGGCGAACCAGCCCAGAAACCCCGCCTCGAAGACGAGCCGAGAAACAGGCTTGCGTTTCAGGATGGGAAAAGCAGCGCAAGGGACGGGACGGACTGCCCATATGCGCCAGGGACGATTGAGCATTATTTCTGGATGGATGGCAGGGTAGCGGAGATGGAGTGGCAGAGTGGGGAATGAGGTTGTATTTTCTTCGGCGGAATTGATCCAGATTGGCTTGGCTGGTGTCATGCGTAGGGTCAGCGCCATTAATAAAAGCAGGACGCCGCAACACGGCATACGCCCAGAGGTAGAGTGGCAAGCTGATATTGAAGGCATCCTGGGTGAATACGCCCTAGCCAAATACTTCGGCAAGTTCTGGTCGCCCGTGGTTGGTCACTTAGACACCGACGAGGGTGATGTCCATGGCTATCAGGTCAGGACCACGCCATGGCGCAACGGATGTCTCGTGATCAATAAGAAAGACCCCGATGCCGATATTTTTATTCTGATGACCGGAGAGAACACGACCGGCCGACGGTGGATGCCGAGGGGCTGGTTGCGGGGCGCTGACGGGAAATTACAGGAATACTGGGAAGCGAAACAAAAGGATCGGTTCGCCTTTTTCGTACCCCAAGAAAAATTAAACCCGATGGAGACGTTGCCATCCTATGAGAATATCGATGGCTAAGTCATACCTCCGATACCCCGACAACTGGATCGTTGGAACCCGCGAACTATCGTTGGATGCCCGCGGCGCCTACTGCGATCTGCTTGATCTGTACATATCCCGCGACGGCATCCTGCCGGATGACAAGCGCAAACGGTCCTACGATCTGGCGTGTGATCCCAGGACATGGCGCCGCGTCAGGCAGTCCCTGATCGACGCCGGCAAGATCGAGATTATCGATGGAAACATCGTGCCGACCAGCGCCCAAGCTACCCTTCAACAGTGCCACGACCGGAGCGAAAAGGCCCGCGTTGCAGCAGAGAATCGGTGGCGCAAAGCACGACTTAACCCCCCAGCTAAGCCCTTAGCTAAGGGGTTAAAGTTGAAGTTGGAACCAGAGAGCGGCCAGGACAACCCATTGATATCTATAGAAACCACTGATGCGTTAGCTATGCCTATTAAGACAAGACATAAGAATAAGAAAACCCCCCCTCCGGGGGGCCAAAAGAAAAGAGGAACGAGACTGCCCGACGATTGGCAACCTAACGACACCGAATATCAGTTCGCGTGCGACCTCATAGGAGCAACGAAAACCCATGACCAGATCAACAGGTTCAAGGACTACTGGGCTGGCAGTGTCGGCCGAGGCGGAACTAAGCTCGACTGGCCGGCAACGTGGCGCAACTGGATCAGGCGTTCCATCGACTTCTCCAAGTCCGATGGAAACCGACAGGGCGCTCCAGACCTCCTTGCCGCTGTCGGTGCAGCAATGCCTAGCGGAGAAGGTGGACAGGGACTTCAATCTGACCGGATATCTGATGACGCACGCGGCGCCGGCAGCGGACATCAAGCTGGCGGTCAATCTGCTCAATCTAAGCTTATCACCCATGCCAAGGCCATCGATCCTCAAGGAACTGACGCTCTTGAAGGTGAAGACGAAGATGCGGAACGTCACCGAGGGCGAGTTGACCCTGATGCTGTCAGCCTATGCGGATGAACTGTCACGCTTCCCCGCCGACATCGTGGTCTACGTTCTCCGGGCTTGGGCCGACACCAACATATGGTTTCCGGCATGGGCCGACCTGGCGACAGAACTGCGATGGCGAACCGACAAGCGGCAGTTCAAATTGGACGCGCTGTCGAAGGAGCCAGACCAGATCGCCGGCCGCATCGCTGGATTGATCGCTAACGTATTGGAGAAAGACTGATGCGGCCATATGAGATAGATCAAAGACCATTCACGCGACATAAGTTTCCCAACTCCGACAACCCTCTGTTCGAACTGCACAGCAAAACCTTCGCCGCAATGGATAAGGTCAGTGAGTTGCTGGTGATCTTGACCGAAACCTACGATGACCTAGCCAAACACGCTGATGCAATATGCGCTGGTTGGGACCATGAGATATTGTTACGCAACGCAGAAAATAGAGATGCCGAGCTGGTCGAGCATATTAAAAACCTCGAAGCAACCAGCACTGAAGTAAGAAAAAAAAATGCCGCGCTAACCACCAAAAATAATCAGTTGAACGATGTAATATTGAACAGGCTTACAGGAGCAATCAATGGCTGACATGTCGATATATCAACGATTGCGGATGCATTTTAGATTGCAGCGCGTCATCGCTGATGAAAAGGCATTGCGTAAAGGAACAAGAAAATACCCGACATCGGAAGCAGCGCACCAAGCGGCTGCTGCTGTTAAAGAAATAGCCGAGAACCCGCTTTTTTCCCAACATGAATGCGATGCGATACTTGATTTTATAAACGTGATGGATATCGAAATTAACAAAATGGAAGGCGAGAATAATGGCTGACCGATACAGACTGGTGGTGCCGCGGAAAGACCGCGACGGCAAGACGTGGTGGACCAAGGTCGGCGTAATGTGGCCGCTCCGCGACAAGGACGGCTTCAGTATCACCATGGAAGCCCTGCCCCTGATGACTATGAACGACAGCAACGAACTGGAATGCCGCATCATGGTCCTCGATGATACCCAGGACTACCAGCCGTCAGACCATGTCAAGGCCAAGGGCAATGGCAATGGCAATGGCGAACAGATCAACGATCTGGGCGATGACATATCGTTCTGAAATGGAAACATATATCTACATCATCGCGCTCGGCATAGGGTTGGTGCTGCTGCTTTGGGTGGTGGAAGGGGGAGATAGGTGGTGAGGTTCTATGATGTAGAGGTGTCGCCGCCATCGCCCACGCAACGCCGGCGCCGCGCATTAATTAAAAGTCCACGGCATCAGCGGATCGAGGCCGGCAACCCATTGGTGACAGCCATTGTTGATGCATTCGTTGGCTTGTGGCTCCATCTGTCACGTTGGCTGACGTTGGTCTGGCTGTTTGACAGGCCGGCATCGATCGGCTGTTTTCCCCAGGAATCTGCGGTTTTTTTGGGGTGGGGGGGGTCCAACCGGACGGGTACCCCCGCCGCCGAGCCGCCGCCCGGTATAGATAGGGAGCCTCATCCAATTGCGATGTCAATTTTCAGAACCCGCCTTTGCGAGGCCAACCTAATTGCAGGACCAATCTGACATGCGTCTTGTAATCCTGGAAAGCCCGTATGCGGGCGATGTCGCGGCGAACCTTGTGTATGCCCGTGCTTGCGTTCGTGACGCCTTGCAGCGTGGCGAGGCGCCCGTAGCCAGCCATTTGCTTTATACCCAGCCGGGGATATTGGATGACGCCGTGCCGTCTGACAGGCGCCTTGGCATCGACGCCGGCTTGGCATGGCTGGGCGTTGCCGATGCGGCGGTGGTCTACACCGACCGGGGGATATCCAACGGCATGGTATTTGGAATCGCCGCCGCTGATAAGGCTGGGGTCCCTGTGGAATACAGGAACATTGCGTGACCTATTTTTTGATACTCACAGTCGGCAACATCGCCATCACCGCTGCGCTTATCGGCGTTCTGGTGGCGTATTTCTTTTTCAGGCGGCGGGAGTTGAGGGGGTGATCCCCCCCCGCCGTTGCGGCTGGTGCGGTGGTTGGACCCGACCGGTTTTCCGGGGGTCGAAATATATTTGCGGCAGATGTTCACGGCCGATTGCCGATTGCTGCGATGGCGAAAGAGAGCAGGAAAGTGACCCTGGGAAGTATGGCTAGGGATATTTTCATCAAGTTGCCTGACCCGCGGCCGCATCGATGGTGGCGCAAACCCAGCCCGCCGCCGGTGTACCGCGAGGGCTGGGATCGTATTTTTGGCAGCAAGGAAAAACAGGATGGCGAAGCCACGCAAGAAGAAAGCTGCACAGACGTTTGACCACGGCACCGCCGAGGCGCGGGGGCATGGCGATTACGTCGAGGATCAGACGGCGGTCGCCGGCGCCACGCGGGTACGGAATGTGACGGCGGATACGCTGATGATGTATTTCCGGCGTAATTCGATTACGGGTCGCCAGTACCGGGCCGGCGATTTGTTCCAGCAGGACTTCTGGCGGGCTGGAATCGGGCCGCGGTATGCGACGATGAACCTGGATGCCGTGCGGGTTGATAAGGCGGCCGGCGATAATGAAGCGGTGCATATAGCCAGAAGTCGGATATATGCGGCTGTGAAGGAAGTCGGCAAGCCGCTCGGCGCCTTGCTGGTGCATGTGCTGGGTCACGGGCATACGGCGGGTTCCTGGGCCGGCGTCGAGGGTGCTGGCCGGCCGGATCGTGATGGCATGGTGGCGTTGCGCCTGGCGTTGGAAAGTCTCGCGGATTATTACCGGATGGCGGACTAGTCTTTTTTCTTGACCCCATCCACCCTTATCCTGTAAAGATGGTTGAAGGTGGGTTTTGATAGCCCGCCTTTCTCCGTTAAACCGCCAATCGGAACTCCTCCCTGGAAAGATTGGCACAAACTCAGGATCGACGCCGCCGCGCCGGTCTTTTTTTTGGGTGACCATATTGGCGCGCAACATTCCTGTTTTGAAAGACGATGCTGGAAAACGCCAAACTGTTCTGGATACGTTGGCGAACGGCGGCACCCTACTCCAGGCGTGCGCCGACATTGGTCTTAACCGGTCGGCCGTACTTCGCTTCCGCCAGAAAGATGAAGACTTTGATGACCTCTACCGCGCCGCGTGGGTCATGGGCATCGAAATAAAAATGGAAGAAAGCGAAATTAAATTGCGGGCGGCGACTACCCGCGACGAAATTATGGCGGCGGATAAGCAAATGCGGCACGACGAATGGTCGGCCGAAAAACTTCTACCCCATTATCAGCCCAAGCAGAAGCTTGAGGTCGCGCATTCCGGCCCGATGGTAATCGGCTGGGATACCGGCCCGCAATCCTGTCCGCAATGCGGTTGGAACATGGATGCGGTAAACGAAAACATACAGGTGATTGATCATGCTGAAATCGACCAGCGGGCCGACGCTGAAAAAGGCGCTGAAAAAGGCGAAAAAGGCAAAAACGGAAACGGCGTTCACGGGCCGGCCTAAAGACAAGAACCGCTCACCGGAAGAGGTCGCAGCCCGCAAGGCGCAGATTGACGGCTATGAACGTGGTGTCAAACGCCATAACGGTTGATGAAGCCGCCGACCTGGCGGCGACGCCT